GCATATAAAGTATTGCCTTCTTCATCCTTTGTAATTCTTAATATCAAAGTAGGTCGCGCGTACTTATTAGCAATTTGATTAGCAATAAGTCCTGCAAGATTTTTATCAACTGTATCTTCAGGTACTCGCGCAATTAATATTTTATTATCTAAAAGATTATCTTCTGCAATTAATTCTTCTACATAATTTAAACTATTATCTTGCGCTTTCTTTTGGCGACTTTTTACATTTACACAAGTTCTTCCTGCTTGTTCGTGTCTTGTTTCAACCTATCCTTTACAACCTCGTTTTGTTGAAGGAATTAATAAATCACTCTTCCATTCCAACATTGCTTCAAGGACAAGTAATTTTTCTTCCATAGTTCCAGATCTTGTCATTGCATTAATATATGGCACTATATAAAATGCTATTCCTATTGGTGTTATTCCACCTTCAAATTGAAACTTTTGACGATTCATCATTTCTAAGAAAAATGGATTCCTAATTCTTTGCAAACCATCTTTAATAATCTGATGCGTTTCACAATTTCGTAAATCCATCATATCACCTATAAGACTTAATGCTGCGAGATCTTCATACTCAATAGCATAATTTGTTTTCATAAGGCTATCTATATAATTACAAAACTGCCAAACGACTGCGCCACCACATAATGTCTTGTTTGGATAGTTTTCTGAAAGCTAATTATTTATTACAATGGCATCCTATGAATATCCTCCATCTGCCATATGGTGATCAAGAATCAAACAATCTACACCATGTTCTTTTAAAAGTTTATGGCATTCATAATCATTACTTGCCGCATCTGGGACTATAATAAAGTGATATCCTTTAAGAAGCCAATTACTTTCTTGTAACGCATCTTCCAATCCGTGTTGCTTACCAGAATGAATAAAATAATCTACTTGATTCTATACCCACCCAGGAAATAACCTATTGAGATAATTCAAAAGAATAGCAGTAGAGCACATCCCATCGCAGTCCGGATCTTGTATTACTAGCGTCTTAGAATTGTTCTGGATATGCTTTGCAAGCATTTTAGCTCCTTCTTGCATATTATCCAATAGCAAAGGGTCATTTATATCATGCTCATCAACTGTTAAATAATGATTTATCTCCTATAAATCTTTAAATCCTCTGTTTAAAAGAATCTATTCAAGTAATGTCGTGTTGGCTTGCCGTTCCGCTCTTAACTTATATTCCATCAATATACCTCCCCATAATATGTAACTCCTCTATATGGTTTAGGCAATAAAGATGGTAATATAACATTTTTTATTATATCACTGCTAATATTTTTATGAATATATGCTACATTACATCTATGGCCGCGCGCATTTTCACTTGCTCTTATAAGATACCATATATCATTATTTACAAATCTTATATAACAAGTATTTTTCTATTTAACTTCTTTTACAGGATATATCCCTTCATCAATATATCCTTGTCTTATCTATAAAAACTATGTCTTTCCATCAATGCTATCTATTCTTTCTGTCCATACTATTCCTATCATAATCTTACCCTATTTTTAAATAACTCAAGGAAAATATCAGCTGTTAAATCAACTGGAGAATCCTTATATCCTGTTATCATATCTCTATCGTATATGATGCTTACGTCTATATTATTTTTATATCTGTCATGTAACTTTTCCAAATTCTTTATCCAATGCTTATATTCATCATCATTTTTTTCTTGCCACTGTCTATCAAATGCTATAACCATTTCTTTTGCACCTTGATCTAACAAAGCTTGAACCTGATAGGCTGAAATATTACTACCGCAACATGCTACAGATATATCATTATCTATACCAAAAAAAGATTGATAATGCAATGTTGACTTTTCGCTTTCAAATACTATTGCAATACCAACCTTTCTAATATTATCTTTACTATTATTTAAATTATATAAATTCATTCCAAGAGGATGATTATATTGCTTGCGGCCTATCACCATTGGTCTATACTTTCCATATCTTTCCGCATCTTCTTTTACAAGAGTGCGGCCGCGCAATCCTATAAAATTATTATTTACATCAAAATGCGGAATTGTAATCTGTGCGGTTGGAGGAAAATATCCTATCAAAGCATTATGCATTGCTTCTCTTGATATGCCTTCATCTTCCCAAGGCTTAATCCTTACTCGATAATTTAATCTTGTAAGAATTGTCATATCATATGGCTTTAAAGTAATATGGTAATCTTTTACTTCAAAGTCTTGTAACCTATCATATGAATCAAATGTTTTCCAATCTATTAAAGTATCTTCTTCATTTAACTCACTATATCCAGCTAATCCAAACTTAATTGCAATATATCGAACAGCCGCATTTAAATCATATTCTTTATTCCATTGAATTCGCGCTACTTTGATAAGCAATTGAAATGGGTCAAATGAGGGCTCGGCGCAGCCAGTGTAACAGTGAAAAAGTCCTGTATTCTTATAGTAATATAGTTTTCTGCTTCCTTCTCCTGGAGGGTTATGGCATATGGTATCTGATACTATACCAAAATCTGTATAAGTAGGATTTCCTTGCCATTCTTCAAGAAGTTGAAAAACTAAGTCAATGCTTAGTTTTTCTCTTACTTCTTTTTTATCATATGTTATCATGTCGTTGTGACTTTAACGCAATTTCCTTTTATACCAAAAGTTTCATTAACTACTTTCTTTAAGAATTCCTGCGGATGCATATTCTTTTCAGCCCCGCTACGTTCATTAAGAATCTGCTTTGCCATTTCTTTTGGCATTACATATTCAATTGGTTCATAATAAGGTTTACTCCACACTAAATTACTTGTTGATGACATATAACATTCTCCTTAATTGCTTATGTACTTTTGTTGTGTCAATTATAAAATTTATTTTTATTTTCTTCATTTTAAAAATTATCTACTGTTTCTATTTTTAAATTATTAATTTGTATTAACTCATAATTCCATGTTGTTGCAAACATAGGTTTTATTCTACATACTCCAAGATCCGCATCACACCATAGATATATTCCTTTATATCTTCCTCGTCTATTTTTATAAATAGAAATTTTTAATACTGGTGATTTAAATCCTGTATTTGTTAAAATATGTTCTAGATTCTCAGTATCTTCTTTTGTAACATTTAAGATAATACTTCCATAGTCTACCTTATCAGCAATAGCTTTAGCACCTCTTAGCAAGTTCTGGTCAGGGGTGTCACTATCTACATAGCTCCCATTTAGCTGAGTAGCTGTCATAATAAAGATTCCGTATTTATTACAAATATCTTTTAGTCTTATAGATAACATAAAGAGAACATTATCTTCTCTTAGTTTCACACCGCCTGCGCGCTTTGTTATCTCTTCTAAGATTTTAAGACTAGTGTGCAAGTAATCAAAGAATACATATTTTACATCATGATCTCTTATATTCTTCTTAATTTTATTTTCAACATCCTGCAAAGAAAAGTCTGGCAATACTTCTACATATATCGGGGAATCTTTTAAAAGCTTTGCTGCTTCAATAACTCTATCTTTTTCATCGCCTTCATATCGTCCATTCAAAATATGTTCTTCATTCACACATGATATAAAAGCTAACATCATTGTTTGAACTTCTGACAATTCTTGCTCAGTTGTTATAAACAAAGTCGATTCTGAAGTTCCATTTCTTATCCAACCAAAAGTATCATCATATAAACGATTGCACCCTATATTACAAGCATCTGCAATCATACTACGAGATTTACCGATACCAGTCGCCGCGCTCCTTAAATAAAGTTTTTTAAGACGCGCTCCTCTTGTGACTGTATTTATTAACGGTCCATATAATGGTACACCAACCTCTGGAGATTGCTGTAATTCTTCAATAAGACTTTCTATGCCATCTCCAGCTTGATAAGCTTGCCCCCATGATCCATCTACATATGTAGCTTTAATATCATCAATTTTATCTTGAATAATTTGCGCTAATCCTTCTAATGAAGTATTATCAACAAAATCTTCTTGCTGTTGGCGTTTCTTAATATCAATGATATTATCAGGGTCATAAATATCAGATACATCAATTCCATGAATATCCATTGCGCGCAACAATGTCATTTTCTTCATTCGATTATAATAATAATCAAATGATGCGCTTTCCGCATTTTCAGTTGCTTTACTGATCCATTCTTCGCCTTTTTGTTTTATGAAGATTGCTTCACTCTTAGGTCGAGTGCTTAAGTAATCAGTTATACTATTTAAAGTAATTTTTTCTGCGCCTAATTCATGTAATTTATAAATTGTACCAAATACTATTTTATGAAAGTCATCAACAAAATCATCTTCTGTTATAGTATATTTATCACTATAATCCAATAGCTGAGGAGTTTTATAAACACATCCTATTACTTGAACAATTGCAGGAACATCAATATATTTGCTCTTAGCCACTTACATCATCCTTATCTAAAAAGTCAAACATTTTCTGTTTCTCTATTTTTCTTTGTGGAGGTTTAATTACGACCTCTATATCCTTTGGGATATATTCTTTAAAATCTGTTATTTGATAATTTTGTTGATTTGCTAACCATAAAGCATAATAATAATCATATGCATTTTTATACACATATGGAATAATACCTACCCCACGATTTAGATCAATTACGTTACCTTTTACTTTATACCAATATTTCAAAGCTTTTAACATACCAGACATTGTAAAATTATATTCTTTTTCATATTGGCTTAATTGCTTCATATAACGAGGGAGAATATAATCATCTTTTAATTTAAATAAATTAATTAAAAAGACTGTCATTTCTTCTTCATCATTTTGCGGATGCGTTTCCGCGCAAGCTTTATGGACATATCTGCCTTTTAACTAAGGCATTTCCATCACGTCTGGTTGATTAGGAAAAATAGCTTTATGACACCAAAAACAAGTTGTAGAAGTAGTTGGATCCCAAATGGTATATTGACCTTTTTCTATTTGTTTATTTACAGCATCAATATAGCAATTTCCATGCCCATATCTAAAAGACTTTTCTCCGTATGGAACTTGGATATAAGGTTCTTTTGTTCTATCAAATTGTTTACCACAATATTTACATTTTACTGTTGCCATTGGATATTTTTCCTTTTTTTATTTTTATTATACCATAAAAAATTAAAAAAATCAACCCCTGTCTGTGCAGGGGTCTATATTATCTTACTTCTTATTTACAAGGTCTTCTTCAATTTCTGTTACAACAAGATATACAAGTTCTGCCTGATCTCTTGTTACACCAGACATCTTACGGCCTTTGCCAAGATATTTTTCAACAATCTGAGTAATACGAGGAGCATAATAATCTTGATCTTTGCTCATAAGTGTTCCTACATATTCCTCAAATTTCTTCATATAAGCATCAAAGTCATAATCTTTTACAATAGGAGCAGTTTCTCTATCATTCGTTACAAAAGCATTATTATGTTCTTTTGCTTCTTTATCAATAGCTTCTGTAATTGCCATTGTTAATGCTTCATAATTAAGAGGTACTTCTGCCGCAATATATTTAAATCTACTACCACAAGATACACCTGAACCAGCAGGAGATCTAAGAGTAAGAACACGTTTTTCTTCTCCAGAAGAATCAACATAAGATCTTGCATAAGCATAAATATCGGCCATGTTTTCAATAATCTGAAGGGCAGAAGACTGAGTAGTAGGTTTAATATAACCAAATTCACGGCCATTCTGATCTTTATCTACACCAGACTTAGAATGGCTAATAAAGACAACTGCATAACCCATCATAGTCAAACCACGGAAAACATCTTCAAATTCCTTTTTATAACGAGGCCAACTATTTACACCCCAGCCGCCTTCGCCCATCTGATCAATGCCAAGCTGACTGCAAATATATTTCTGACAAAGATCGCAAGCTACATCGACGGTATCAATAATAATTGTCTTATAAACTTCCTGTACTTCTGGTTTCTTTAGTTCTCTAAAGATCTGTTTCATCTCACCCCAAGTGGTTACATCCTGTGCAATTACTCCAGGGATTGTATTATATCCTTTTTCAAAAGCAAGAAGAAGTGCGCCAGGCATCTAGGTTGCCAAGGTTGTTTTACCAATCTTGGCAGGCCCATAAATAAAAGTAATATATCCTGAAAGGTCTCTTGAAACTTTATGAGGTTTAATATCAAGAAGATTAATAGCCATTTATATGCCCTCCTTAGAAATTAAATCCACTTGCTCCGCCTGTTGTTGCAGCTGGAGCCTAAGTCTGCGCACGAGATGCATTATATTCATCTTGACGCTGTTTAATTTCTGCCTTTGATACCTCACGAGCCTGAAGCATTTCTTTATACTCATTTGCTGTAATTGTTTCTTCAGTATCCCATTCATACGGATCACGCATACCAGTAACAACAAGTTCACGCTGAGTTGAAGTTACTTCCTGTGCAAAACTTTCACCCCAACCGCCAGAACTTTCCTGAGTCTGAACAGTTGTTACCACTTTACTAACCTGGTGTCCATTAATTCTAATAAACACAGGAGACTTCTCACTTGCTTCAAGAGCTTCAAAACGATCCATCCCTTCTGGACTATACAAAACGAAATCTACAGGAAGGAGCGCATTTTTAAAGTCAAAAACATAACCAGAGACGATCATGCGTTCTTCACGATTTCTCTCTTCATCTGCTTCAACTCTACGAGTCTTTGTAATAATTGTATCTACTTCAAAAGTATCACGTAGTCCTTCACTTGCCGCAATTGTCTGTACGATATGGACAAATCCACCTTCATTACGCTTTACGCTAACAAGTTCTTCAGTACCATTTCTATTAGAATAAAATTCATTTACGCCAATCTGTGAATCAATTCTAATTTTTGCTGCACGGTCTGCACCATGCTCCATAACATTACATGTTACACCATTGATAATATTCTGAAGCGCATTAAATGTTGCATTAGGACTACCTGATCTTGTATATGTTGGAGTTACATAAGAAAAATGAACTGTAACAATATTTGTCATTGCATCATCTGTTGCAATATCAATAGTTCCATTAATAAACTATGTGCCAGGATTCTTGCTCTTTTCACCACTTACTTTAAGCTAAAGAGCATGCTGGTAAAGAACACCTTCAATATGTGTATTATTTTTTACTTTTAACATGTTAAATTATTCTCCTTTAAAATTCTTTCCTTTTTCTGTCAATGAATAAATAGTTGGTTCTTTTCCCAATTTTTCACAAAAACCATCTGTTACTAATTTGCGCAAAGATCCTGACACTCCTCTAGATGAGACACCAAGCTGGTCCGCAATATCTTTCGCTTTCCAACATTTTACATCTTCATTCTCTTGGAGAAATTCCAAAATTTTCTTTCCATTTTCAGTAATAAGAGGTTTTTCTTCTTTTACTTCTTTAAGAATATTGAGATAAGCAATTATATTATCTGTCATTAATTCTTTTGCTCTATCTGGATTTTCTTTAATCAAAGTTTCTACAAAATTTAAAAATTCGTCTTTCAATTTAAAGTCTCACTTTCTCAATTTTCTTTTTCTATATATATTATAACATATTTTTTTTTAAAAATCAAGTGAGATCGGTAATAACTAAAGTTATTACAAAAGTTTAATAAAATTCTGTAATAATATATAACGTTGCTTTATCGGTTTAAAATAACATTCTTGAATAGCATATTCTAAATTAGTACTATTTTTAATAAAATCTAAAGTTACTGATAAATTTAAATTATTTAAAATATTAAAAATCTCTTCATCAGAATATTGATCACATTCTTTAAAACTAACAACTGTATATAATAATTTAAAATATTTTTGAAAATCATAATCTTTTATATGATTTATTTTATCAATATTTATTTTTTCTTGTAATATTAAATCACATAAAACAGAGTAAACAGATCCAGTAAGTATAATAGTAGATTGATCCTAAAAATATAAAGCTTTTAATTGTTCATTAGTTAATTTATTATAATTTATAAAAAATTTTTTATATTTTTCTATAAACTATTTTGGAGAAATATTATTATAAACTATATCAGTCATAATATTATTGTTTTGATTAATCAAATCGATAAAAATATTTTTTATTTCTTTAGTCTAATCATTAATATATTCATTTACTCCATAATTCATTTGAGATTTATTGCTTAAAAGATGAATAGCATATAATTCTGAAGTTAAACTAACACTTCGATAATATATATTAAAATCATTTTCTTTAGCTATTTTTTTATTATATTCTAAAATTTCAAAATTATTTTTATTCTAATCTATAAAGATTGAATTATTTTCATTTGAAATATGAATTAAATTATTTTTTTGTAATATAGATGTAGGTAAGCTTCCTACCATACCAATATTACCTTTATCTTTTAAACGAAAATCAACAAAACTATTAGGCATAGGCATAAAGACAGAAGAAAATCTATTTTCTCCTAATATTGATATTCCCTAATATAATTCTGTTAAGCATCTTTCTAATGCAATATCAAATACAGGGAAACTGCCAAAAATACAATTTATACTATTAGTTAATAAGTCTGTACAAACACAACCTATAACAGGAAGATTAAAATTATAAGAAAAATCAATAAAGAATATTTTAAAATTTTCATTTTCTATATTTTGAACAATATCTTTTAAAAATTGATTTTTTATATCGTCTTTATAAAAAATATAATATTTATCAATTTTGTTTAAATAAAATTGCCATGTAACATATCGCTCATATAATTCAGATATGCCTTGATTTAAAGCTTCTTCTAAACTATTTCCAGCGGCCATACCATTACTTGTAATAATTCTCTATATACTAGTAGGATCAATTAAAATTTTATCATTAATATTATTTAAATTCTAATATTCAAAATTATAATATTTATTTTTTTCTATGTGTAAATTAATATAATCTTTTATATAATCAAAATTAGCTATTTTTTCAAAAGAATTACTATATGGAATATTTTTTATTTTAGTATATTCATCTAAAAATATCTAACTTGAACTTTTTAAAAAATAATAATTACAAAAACGCTCATAAAGTTCTGCGTGCCCAGAAGCTCGCGCGAATATTTTAGTGACCCCTTTTCCGTTAGAGGTCTAAATTAATAAATCGTTATAATATAAAAAATAACTAAAACTAAAACAATTTTCTATATTATTTTCATTATATATTTCTTTTAATATAAGATTTTTTGATTTAAAAAAATCCTATACTATTTTAATTGTTTCTTCTGGAGATCTAGTTTTAAATTTATCATTATACATTTATTTTTCCACCATTTTTAATTCTATTATACTAATCAATCGCAACTGTAATAATATAAAGTTGATATTCTGGTTTAACTAAATATTTAATTATACAGCCAAAATGTGTTTCATAAGTGAAAGTTCTTCCTTCAATTTTATAACTATAAAAATTCATTTTAGAATATTTATTATATATATCATCTACTGTTAATTCATTTCTTTTATATTTATCCAAAGGATATAAATTACTAGTAGTAATATTACAAAAATCTAAATGATAAGGTTTCCCATAAGTTAAAGAGTATAAACTATTTAACTTATAATGTTTTTTTCTATTTGCGCAACCTGCGCCGCAAATTGGATTAATTAAAAATTCTATTTTTTCTTTTTGTTCTTCAGATAAACTCTCTAAAAATTTTAAATTATGATTTAAATTATAATCTAAACATACTTTATAATATTTATTATTTAATTCCTATGAAGCAAGATTTATATCAGTTAAACATTTTGTTGTTGAAGAAATAAACTTATATTTTGGATATTTATCTCTTAAATAATCTTCCAAGATAGGAGAATTTATTACTATTTCATTTAATTCATTTTCACAAATTTCTGTAACCATATTAGAAAAGCGATCTAATAAAGCATCTTTATCAATTTGACTATTAGTATAAATAAAACGAATTGGAATATTATATTTATCATTATAATACTGTTT